CTCGATAAGGTTCGTCAGGAATTTTACGTCCTGCTCGATAAGCGATTCTGGAGTCTGCGAGCTCGCGGCCACAGGGTCGCTCGTCGGAGTCTCGAAACCGTATTCATCCGTGTCGAACGTTGCGGTTGCTACACCGTGGTCGACTCGTTTGTAGGTTCCTGCTGGCGATCGCTTTGCGCCACCAGCTTGTTCAAATGCACGGAACCAGTAGTCCTTCGTCCAAATGAAATATGTGCCGGACTTCTCATCCGACGGCACGACAGGTGCTACAAGATCCCAAATAAATTGGGGGTTCTTGTATCCGATGCTCATGTTAGTGAGAATCGGATTTACCGGACGGACGTCGTTCTGAGTCGGCAATGCGTATTTACGTTGCATGACTTCCTTTTCTAAAGTCTTGAATCGGGACTATTTGACCACAGGTTTAATGGGTCGAACGTCTTTCATCGTTGGCTTTGACAATCCGGTTACTCGGTGTCGTGTGGTAACGGAGTGATGAAGTTTACGGCGATATCGATGATATCTCCGTCGGCTCCAGCGGCAAGTGCTCGACCAATGACGGCACGATCAGCAGACGCTTTATCCGCTTCGAGTGCGCCAGAGATCACTTCTCCGTCGTTGTTGAGAACTAGGTAAGCGCCCTGGGCAACTGTTCCGCCACATTCGGCTCGGCAGATACCAACCATGACAACTTCCGCTGCCTTGCCTGCTGCATTAGGGTCGTTTTGCAGAATACCAATACCAGCCTGAGCGAACGCTGCTGCGTTCGAGTCGGTGATCTTGGCAACAGATCGGTCGCCCGTTAGGTAGACCCCTGCGTACTGCTCGGCGGACAGATCCGCCGCGGCTACTGCGCCCGGTAGGAGGATTTGCTGATCGCTCATTCTGTACCTCCGGACTTCACCTGACGAACGGAGTTCATGTGGCGCAGGTTTACGAACCTGGCAGCCTCACGCTCTGTTACGTCGGGATTTTCTTTGCGGTACTCGAGAGCTTCTGCCTCGAGATCCGAAACGGGTTCGCCTTCGCCGTCGCCGTCGTCCGACCCAATGGCCTTGAACGTACCGGACTCAACTGCGAATTTGGAAACTTGTTTCCAGCTACTCAACACAGTCTCGGCAGTTTCCTTGCCGGCTGTCTTTTCGAGGTCGGCGAGTTGAGTCGCAAGCTCCTCGGGAGTGCCTTCCATACCAACGAGCTTCTCTGTCTCGATACGGTAGCTAGCTTCGGTCGTTCCGGCTGTCAGGGCATCTACCTTTTCAGATAGTTCCTTCGTGGCCTTCGTGACCTGGGTTGCTACCGCTGAGTTAAAATCAGCGTCAGACTTGAACTTGGATTTCGATTCCGACATGCGGGTGATCCTTCCGACGAGTGCTTTGGCTGCCATTGCTGGCTCCGCTGCAATATCATCTTCGACGATCTCGTCGCCATCTTCGGCTGCGCTAGAGGTTAGGTCGATGGCCTGTTGCAGTAAAGCAACAATATCATCGAGCACACCGGAGCGATCCTGTAGTTCACGGATCGCATCTTTCACAGCGCCTTTGTCGGCACCTTCTCCGAGCTTCAGTCCAGCTTCATCCAATTCCGAGAATGAGAGAGATTCGTCAGCAGATTTGAATCGGTCGAGGATTTTATCCAATGCACCTTTGTCTGCGTCGCTCATCTTCACCTTCTTAGGGATCTTCTGGCTAAACGAACGGGTAGCAACTGCTTCCCGTTTTCGAGCGACATAAGCCTCGGAGATACCTGCAAGGTCCTCCACAGCCGGCCGCTCCGCTCCGAGCATAGCGAGCCCGTCGAGAATCCATCGATCCTCGTCGTCCGCTGACAACTCGCAGCTTACGTCTCTGAAATATCCGTCAGCGAATAGCTGTGCCATCGCATCGGGGACTTTCAGATCTGCAACAAGTTTATTGCCCTCCGGGTAGATCTTTATGACCTGACCCAGAGAAGCTACCCCGTCAAGACCCTCGTTCTCGCCGTTCAAAACGGCTGGAGGCAATCCCAATTCAGAAGCTACCTTCTGTTGGAATTCGTCGCTAGTGTGACCTAGCTTGACAGGTACGAACTCGGGAACGCCGAAAGCGCCGACCATGTAATTCACATCGTCGGCGGTAAATTCGTTCGTCATTCCCTGCGAGTCGGTATGAGTACCGATTGAAAAGATTTCCAGTCCTATGACTGTTTTGTCGAATTTAGACATCGTGACCATTCTTTATGTTTAGGGTGCTCTGTGTCAAATCGAAATCGCAGGAGCGCCGGTGAGAAGTCATCCCCAGACGGGGTAGGGAACGCCCACCGACGCTCCTTAGATTACGTGATCCTCTGCCAATTTCCTCTGCCCTCGAAGTCCGCCTCAATGTAACATCGGCAATTGCCGAGACACGAGACGTTCCCCGCCGGTACGGTCGGCATCGAATCCCATCCATCCGTGTAAACCCTTGCGAGCCCCGGACACCCAAATGTCGACCGCCCTCGGTCGTCCTCACAATGATCTGCTCCATCGTCCAGCACCCAGCGCGTTTGAATCGACGGAACCCCGAGACGTTTCCGCTCGGCGTTCTCGACTTTCCCCGCTGCTGCCTGAGTCTCGAATATAGCCACCTGCGCCTGACCCGCCGACTGAGCGATCCGGCTACGGCGCCCGGCGAATACATCGTCGAGGAACCCTTTGCGAGCTTCCACAGGGAGCTTGCGGAGCTCCGTTGTCGTCGAGGCGTATCGTTCCTTGAGCCCCGGGATTAGCTTCGTCTCAATATCGGCCTCTGCCTGACGAACCAAGCTGGCCACGGTTTTCTGTACCTCAGGCGACGAGGTTCGCTTCCCGAGAGTCTCGCCCAGGCCGAGCCCAGACGCCTCGCCGATACGCTCCCTTGCCAGAAGCCGGAGATCCGCCGACAGATTCGTTAGCCGACGGTTGACCATCGCATCAATGTCCGTCGCCGTCCGGCCCGGGAGCGCAGCGAGCCTAGTCGTCTCCGCTGCCCACTTGTCATAAACCCCGACGAGATCCTTCTGATACTGATTCGTGAACCGCTCGTAGATCCCAGTGATTCCCCGCAGATCTTGGCCGGCTGCAGCGTCGTACTTTCGGATCTCATCTCGCATCGCTGCGAGAGTGGTCCCTCCGAACACATCGCCGACCATAGATTCGACGGTTCGATCGTCGTCGCCCACACCGTCCGGAAGCTGCTCGAGGCCGAGCTCGTCCCGTAAGACCTGCTCGTCCTCACGAGTCGGAGTAAAGAGTTTCGACTGTGCGCCCTTCGTGAACAATTCAACAACGGCTGCGACGTCCATCTTTCCCGGCTTCGCCCACACGACCTTCGGCATCCCGGTCGTTCCCGGGAAGCTGTTGAATCGCATCAGGTACGGGACAAGCTGGTAGTTCACCTGCTCCATGATCTCGTCTTGAATCGACTCAAGCGCCAGCGAGAAGAAATCCTGCGACCCCTCGACGAGAGCCTGTGTCCCGACGTTCTGCATACCGAGCGTCAGGAACTGAGCGAACAGACGCATCAAAACTTGCTTCTCGTAGTCCTGAATAATCTGGCGGATCTTGAGTTGCTTGCCCCCGACATACGGGCTCAATGACATACCGTTAGGAAGCATGACGTAAAGAGCTTTGTCGTTCCGGAGCCCCTCCATCTGCTTCTTCAATTCCGTTAGCTCGGCGCTGTCGATCAGCCCGACTCCCTCGGGGAGCGTGAGGACTGGCGTCCCGCCAATGTCTCGCTCGATACCGATACCCTCAAGAGCCCGGTAGTTCTTCATGTATTTGAACGGCATGTAAAGCGAGCGGAGGTACGACTTGCCCTGCGGGTTGCCCTTCCTCGCTGCGAGCGTTACGTGTAGGCACTTGTCGAGCGGGATCGCTACCTCTCGACGAGGAGCACCACCGCGAAAACCACCCTGAATAAAATGAGTCACAGTGTCCGGGTGTTGATTATCGAGGATCCCCCAACGGCGAAGCGTCTCCTGGCCTCGAGGTTCCATGTTGCGGATCCACATTCGACCGTCGCTGCGCTTCTCAAGAACGATCTCTGAAACAGCGAATCCGAACTCGATAGACTCGAGCGTGTCTCGGAGCCACTTCCGGAGAGACTGGCGATACATCTGCTCGAGGTTGTCCTGAACGAAATCGGCTGCGATCTTATCTGCCACATCGTCGGACGCTGGCTCGACGGATATCTCCGCCTTGAGCATCGGCATCTTCACGGCCTCGAGCATCGTCGAGATCGTTACCTCGTCCCGAGCCTCCAGGACGTACTTAGCTTCCTTATTCCACGGCTTGAGCTCGAGGAAGTATTCCTCGCCCATGTACCCGGCCCACATCGAGAGCCCACTGTCGCCGTAGATCTGAGTCGCATTAGCCCCGGTCGTAATCTCCGGAACGTCCTCCGGAGCACGACCCTCGACTTCGCCAGATCTCTGTCCATTGTCTACAACCATGCGGATTCCTTTGCTGGAACTTCAACCGAAATTACTGTATCACCCGTCCGAGCGAGAATGAGCCCCGCCATCGTCGTCGTGTCGACCTGATCGTCGTGAGCTCCCGCAGGGAACTTCGAGTGCTCGTCCAAGAAATCAGCGAGGAACGGAGCGCCCTCCGGGAGCAACATCATACCGTTCTCAATATACGGAGTCGTGGCGTGAGCCCTGACGACCTTCGAGCCGATCGGCGTATACAACTTGACCGGAACCCCTGTCTTTTGGAACTCTTGAAACAATGATATCCCGCTCGCCTTGTCCTCAATGTGAACCACATCAGGACCCCACATATCGTACTGTGCCTTGAACAATCTTTTCAACTCTGGGAACGGAACCCGCCACCCTCGAATGTCCCGAAGATAGCAAATCCCACCGGGGCCTCGTGTCCAGGTAGCGCAGACCGACGGGTCGTTTTCCTGCTTCTCTTTGTACGCCGTATCCCATAACTGGAACGTTCGGTATCTGTTGTTGAAGTCGAACGTCTCTGGGTTGTAATACTGCCACTTGTTCAGCGGGAATATTGCACCCTCCTCGTCGCTCGGATCCTGCTGGTAAAGAGCGATCCAGTCCCGGATACCAACCTCCGCTTTCGTCGAGAGGAGCGCCGGGAGATCGTATCGTTCAGGCCAGAGAGGATCGCCGATCGCTCGCCCGAGCGGGTCGTCGTCCTCCGTAGCTAGCGCAGGGAACTTGACCTCGACCCAATCGTCCTTGTATTCGTCGTCCTCGTCCTGACCGTCGAGAAGCCTGCCAGCGAGGTCGTCGTGATGCCAGCGGGTCTGACAAATGATTATCGCCCCTTCCGGCTCGAGCCTCGTCCTGGCCGTCGAGGTGTACCAGTCCCACACCGCCTGCCGTCTGGTCGCCGACTCCGCCTCCGCTCGATCCTTTATCGGGTCGTCGATAATAATCAGATCTCCGCCGTGTCCGGTGATTCCTGAACCGACACCGGCAGCGATCATCCCGCCGCGAGATCCCGCTACGTCCCACATGGCAGCGGAGCGAGAGTCAGCCGCGAGCCGAGTGTTGGGAAATACCTTCTCGTATTTATCGGACTGGATAGCGTTACGCACACGACGAGAGAACGAGACTGCCAGCTTCGAGGCGTAGGAGGCAAGGATCAATCGCATGTTCGGATTGCGCCCTAGAGCGAACGCAGGGAGCAGCTCAGACACATGGACGGACTTCGAGTGGCGTGGCGGAGTCTCGATAATCAGGCGCTTGATATCGCCCTCTAAAACACCTTCGAGAATGTTCGCCAGCATCAGTGTGTACGGCGACGTTATGT